CTTATGGGATTAATAAAAGAAACATTCCCAGACTTTGTGGAAGGTGGGATTATGGGAGCTATTCAACCATATGGAGGTCTATCTTTTCTAACAGAAGCAACATCTAAAAGTGATGGACCAAGTTTTTCTCATTATCCTGGGGGAGTGTTTACAACATCTGGTAACACAGGAGCAATTCCTTTAGGAGCAAATGTTGATGGAATTGCAAACAACAATCCTTTCGGTAATTCAATTAAACCAACGGGTCTAGGATCTGTTTTTGACATGGGAAAATATTAATGTGGATGTCCATCATGATACTTTGCGGAAGTGTATATGCACAATCATGTATGGTAATTACGGGTAACGTGCTTTTTCCAAATAAGGATGCTTGTTTTGAAGATGCTATAAAAAAAGCAAACAAGGCTATTGAGTTCCCTACAGTTTTTCAAGCAAAGCCTTATTGTCAAGTTATACCCGGTACAGCAACAAGTGAAGAAGAGAAGGATACTTAACATGATAACTAGAATAATGACTTTTTTTAAAGACAAAGGTGAAGGAACAAAGTGGGATTTAGATTATGGTAAACTTATCATCATTGCGCTTTGCATTTACATAGCGATAAACGTTTAACCAACCTCTCCCCAATTATCACCTAACTCCTGGTCAACTTTACTAGGAACTTTTAATTCCAAGCCAGTTTCCATGATCTCGGTTATTTCTTTTGCTTGCTCTTGTGAATGAATACTAAAACATAATTCATCATGCACAGTAAGCAAAGGTAAGTGACCTTTTTCATAACAATCAAGCATGGCCTTTTTTGTTTGATCAGCTGCACTACCTTGAATAAGTTTGTTCAAAGCTTTGTAGGTAAAAGCTCTTTTTAATTTCTGTGGACTATATTCTTTTATAGCATCCTCATGAGGTAAAGCTCTATTATACCCAAACGTACATGGTTCCCACAAATCGAATCGACACTTCCTACCTAGAATGGTTCTAATTCTTCCAAAATTCTGAGCATGACTAGATATTCTGTTTGCTAATCCTTTTACAAAGGGAACTTTCTCATGATATTGATTTAATAATTCTTTGGCTTCATCAACTGTTATATCTAAAGTTGAAGCTAGTTTTCCTTGCCCCATACCATACATAATTCCAAGATTAACTGTCTTAGCTTGCGTTCTTGTTATACCCGCTAGATCAGCAACCATCTGGTGAAAATCATCATCCCCTTCATGATACTTTTGCACAACCTCATCTATCAAAGGGTGCTTTTCGTTTTCATTCAAGGACGCACAATAATGAACCAATAACCTCGGCTCTTGAGAGGAGTAATCAAAGCTACCCCACTTCTCACTAAATTCTGGTTCAAATAATCCTCTAATAACTTTCTTAATTTCTGGATCTCTGGCTGGTATCTGTTGCAGGTTTGGATTAGAAGAAGAGAATCTTCCTGTCACTGTTCCTCCGTCCTCGGATCTTAGTTGATGAAACTCACAATGAATTCTATCCTTATAGGCATGATTTATGATACTATCTATAAAAGTAGTTTGTGCTTTATTAAGTTCTCTTACCTTCAGTATCTTGGCTGCTATCGGATGAGGACAAGCTTGTAAGTATGCTTTAGTAAAGGATGGTTTATTTGTTTTATCGGTTTTTTCAAAGGGTATTTTGTAGTATTCAAATATTTTGGCTATACTGGTGGATACCCAAGGTTCAAGTTCGATTGATGTTTCTTTTTTAATATCTAACAAAAGTTTTTGTTCTCTTGATTTAAAATCTTTTTTGACTAACTCTGCTTTTTGTACGTTAACCTTAACACCGCATTGCTTCATATCTAAAAGAACAGGAAGTAGTTTTGTCTCCATATCAAATATAGAATCAAGTTTCTGTTTGTTAATCTGTATTTGTAGAGTCTTCCATAGTTCGAGTGTCATTCTAGCATCTTGTTCTGCATAGTGACCAACATATCGGGCAGGTAGTTTCCATAAATCTTTTTTAGGATCTACTCCAAAAGCTTTTGCTGCAGCTCTTAACCCTCTTTCTTCTTTATACTTAGATAAATAATCTCTACCCAAGTTATTCAAACTATAACTAAATCTGTTCTCATCTATCAAAGGTGCAGCTATCATAGTGTCAATTATTTGACCTTGAATAGGAATATTTGCAGAGCGCAACCAACCTAAATCATATAGAGCGTTGTGCATAATCTTTGGAATATGAGGTGTAGCTAATTGATCCTTGAGCCATCTCTTAACAAGATTACCGGATATATTACCACCACCCTCATGTTGAATAGGATAATAACCTGTGAAATCTCCCGCAGCTATAGCCACTCCCACAATAAAACCATCTTTTCTAACCCAACCAGGACCCTTAGTTAGAAGATTCGGATCACAAGTCTCTAAGTCAATGGCAATGTAATCACAAGACCTAAGATTAGGGAACTCATCGGGAGCAACCCAATCAACTTCTGGCATTTCCATTTCATTCTTTAATTCATAGTGCAAGGCACTCTTGAATAAATTATTCTGCATCTAGCTCTCCCCCAAGAGCAGCATATCCACAAACATCTACCCAAGAGTCTTCCTTACTGTCATGAACTAATCGAGCAACTTTCATAGCAATCATACAAAGAATAACTTGACGAACTGTTACCTCTTTTCCAAAGACCACTGACCACATATCAGCAATCCTTTTATGATTAACATAAGCATCACCATAATCTTTTGCTCGATCTCCGTTTATTAATGTTTCTGCTTCTTGTAATATTTCTTCTCTTTTCATATGTCGTACCTGTACTTTGATCCAGTTTCTATAATGTGTAATTCTTTTTTTGCTCTCGTTACACCTGTATAAAAAATTCTATGCTCGTCATCCTGGTGTTCAGACTCTACACAAGGATAAGCAGACTCGGTCATTAACATGATGTTATCGTCCTCTCCACCTTTCATAGCATGAATTGTAGATAATTTAATTCTTGGTTTCTTAACGTCCTCTCCTCTTTTAACTAATGCTCTATAATATTTTTGTTCTTCTGGTGTCATGTTAACCACTAGTGTTGATGGAGTATCTTTCGGGGCAATCATCCCATGATTTTGAACCAGATCGTCATAAGACAAGACACTTTCTGGATTAACGTATTCTAATGATTTAGCAAAACCTCTTTTAACAATTGCATTTGTTCCTTGCTTCGGAACTATTCTATACAAATCTTTAATCGCAGTTATGGGTAAAGACTCTCCTTTAATAAGAGATTTCCATATGTCCATGCCCTCTAAATAACTAAGATCTAAACTTGATCTACCTCTATGCTCAAATAAATATCCATCCTCTTGTAGTTCTTTTTTTATATTATTAATTATTCGATTGGTTCTAGCCAAAACTGTCCATGAACCTTGATCCATGTTAACATCATACCAGTGCATATGATAGTCTATTTTTCCTTCTTCTTTAGTAGGAAACCATGTCTTTGGCAAACGATCATCAATTCTTCTTACGATCTTATCTGCAACATGATGAACGAGCATGGGAACTCTATAACTTTGTTGTAATACCTCTGTATTGTCACACATATGAATAAATTGCTCTACCTTTACACCCATCCACCTATGCACTGCTTGATCATCATCTCCTGCATACCAAACTCTTTTTGCAGACCCACGCATGATTTTTATTTGCTCCCATTGTAGTGGAGTTAAATCTTGTGCCTCGTCAACAATTAAAACTTCCAAGTTTGGAGAGGTTCCTTGTTCAACAAAAAGCTTTATCATATCTGTAAAATCAAACTTATCGTTTTTCTTTTTGTACTTTTGGTAAATCTCATTAACTCTTACAAGCAAAGGCCAACTCATCTTGTAATCTCTGTTTTCATTGTATTGTTGTTCGAGACTTACACAACGTAGTGTAGCTTTACCAATGATCTCTATGTATTTGTTACCTTCTTTTGCAGACGTTGGTAATAAACCATCTTCCATACTAGTAGCAGTACCGTGATCAAATAGCATCCCTAACTCTAATCCTAACTGATTAAAATCATATCGGGATAAGATCTGGTCACTGTTCATACCAAGCCATTGAAAACCAATAGAGTGTAATGTCCTAAACCATGGCACATTGTCTATGGATAAATTTAATTCAGCCACAGTGCGAGTTTTAGCCTCTTCTATAGCCTTCTTTGAAAAAGAAACAAATCCTATCTTATCGGGTGAAACACCCCTCTCAAGCTCTTTTTTGACGATCTCAATAAGGGTATATGTCTTACCGCATCCTGGTGGCCCAAGAAGAAGTTTTTCAGACATTCATTTTCTCTCTTGGACGTTTTGCTAACCAATCTTCTAACTCACTTTGAACCCACCGCATTGTTGAATTCTTTGTAGCATCTCCAAAGTGAACAGGTTTTGGGAAAGAACCCTCTTCTACCCACTTGTATATGGTTGATCGAGAGACTCCTAAGATTTTACTTATCTCTCCTACCTTAATATATTTATCAGAAAGGGACATCGTCTTCATACTCCTCTTTGTCCGAAGGTATCTCTACCTCATTAGTTTCAAATTCTGGAACCCACCAAACACGAATGTCTTTCCAGGATCCATTTTCCATTTTTACCTTATACTTACCACAACAATCTTGATTGTCGTTTAACTCTTTCAATCGTTGTTGAATCTGTGGACGATTATATAAAGTAAAACCTCGCTGCTTTAGAAACTCTTGTAAACCTTTCATGGTAAAATATGTCTTACCATCTTCTGTCCAAGGTTTCCCCACTGCAAGTTCTTCTGCAAACTTTGCTCTAATTCTACTCATGCAAAAAGTTTCCAAAAGTTCTTTAAACTGACCAGAGCCAGTTAATTCTTCAGAGACCTCTATCTCTGTAGCATTGCTTAAAAGATTATTTACAATCGGTTGCCAATCTCCCGATTTAGTTAAAGGTGGCATAAAATTAATTTGCTCCATACAAGCACGTTGAAACTGTATAGGCATTTGTAATTGCTCTGTAGTCAATTCAAGTCTTTTACCATCTACATCTAAGAAATATAATCTTGGATCAGATAAAAGAATAGTAAGACCACCTATTTCGGGAGATGCTTCAGAAGTTCCCACCCCAAACTGTCTAGTTTTGCATAAAGATTTATTGCAATGACTAACCATAGGTTCTTCTTTACACGTATAAAAATATTCTTTCTTTTCTAATTGTTTTTGTAAGTCTACAATTTCAGAAGCAGGTAATGGTGGAGAACAATATTTTTGATTAAGTTCCTCATGTTTCTCTTTCCAATTGTCTGGAAATTTTTGTTTTAAATATAAACCACCATTAAACATAACCTTGTTTCTCGTTCCTTCGGGAATACCTATAGAAAAAAATAATTGCAAACAAGGTGGAGCATCATTAAATTGTTCTCTTTGCGTTCCAAAGTCTATTTTCTCTAAATCAGACAAATCAACTTTTAGTCTGTCAATCTCATCTAAGAATTGCTCTAAAGATAAATCATCACCATTCTTATCGATAGCATAACGAACTGTGCTTTTAGCATTAAAATATGGTAAATTGATGAAGTTACCCACATCTCCACGTTCAAACAAAATCTCATCTTGTTTTGGAAATATCTCACAACCCGAATACCCAAGTGCAGCAGACATCTCACCAAGGTAATCACGTATATCAACTGCCTTGGTTTCTTCTTTCATAAATAAAAACAAATGCGCTCCACCGGACTTTGATCTGCAAACAATTAAAGGTAGGTTTAACTTTTGACATTTTTTTCTAATTTCTAAATGATCTATGGGATAGGTATCTATATCAAGCACACCAAAGTTACATTTGTTGTCTCGGTTAATTGGTATTGATCCTATGCCCTTGGTTCCTTCCAAATGATCTTCAATTAATTCTTTTGTTAAAGGCTGTTTCACAATAAAACTCTTTGCTTCAGTTTTACCATTTCTTCTTTTATTGCCAATTTCTGTTTGTCCATGAGCAAAATCTGATCCTTTAAAAGCTAACATGAACCTTTCAGTTAAATTCATAAATATCTCCATGAAAGGGAAGGTGTTGACCCAAACACCTTCCCTAGGTCAATGAGCAACAACTAGTCAACAAAATCGTTGCTCGTTTTGTGGCATATCCCCGCAAAAAAATTATGCCACACGCATTAGACACTATGGGAAAAAGACAAAACCATAGTGCCTAAACCCTAAAATGGTACTTCACCCTCTTCGGTTTGATTTGCAGAATGGTCTTCTTCGACCGCTTTAGCCATACCAGTTTTAACAGAGTTTCTAAAACTTACTGCTTCAGAAAACAAAGATTTATCATCTACCTGTTTGACCTTTTCTACACTCCAATTGTACCAACTACCCTTATCATTGCTTTCCTCAGTAGTTTTCAATGACCAAACTGTAGCAAACAATGCTGGTGTTTTTAATTGACCCTTTGGATCTTTAATCTTCAACATAGCTATTTGTGTCTTCCAACGTCTGGAAACTTTTAGCTGCGTTGATTTCATATCAACGATTACTGGTTGAAACATTCCGTCTTTACCTAACAGTAGACAAAAATGTTGATCTGATTTAACCAACTCATTTCCATTAGGTAATATTTCAGCTGCACCAACTCTCGATGTTTTGGATATATCGGGATTGTTAATTTCAACTTCTCCGACAAAACCACCACCCTCACTTCTTGGAACAAATTCAAAATACTTGGTTTGCTGAAAACAAGGTACAACTTCTATACCTTTATCACCTTCCCAGTATTCACCAGTAACTGTATTGAAACAATCACCCGCACTCGCTCCTTTAATAAAAGAAGGATCGTTTTTCTTTATTTGTGGGGATAGGGCCTGGATAACTCTAACAAAAGGAATTTGTAGTTCCGATGTATCGTAATCAACACCTTCTCCCGCAGTGGCAAAGATATCATCCATTATATTAGCTGGTAAGTTTTCTTGATTCATGATTTTCTCCTTTTTATATCAGCTGTTCGAGCAACAAACGCACCGAACATATCAAGATCAATCGGTAAACATTTCTCAACTCTTTCTTTTACAAAAGCTTTCAAGGTCATCGAATGAATGTGAGTTTTAGATTCTGGATGAAAACCACGTTCTTCAAGTTCTCCCATCAGAGATCCTGCAACATTATCTTCACCCCGATTAAAAGATAAGACAACATCGTTCTTAATGATATCATCTAAACCGTTTTCACGAAGCCAAGTGTAAGCCTCTTGTCTACGATTAGTGGGAATACTCGCACTAACGAATGGTTTTAAAGAAACTGTGGCTCCTTCTACATCCAAACGTTCTATTCCCATCTCATCCATTAATTCTGGAATGGTCTCCATTGATAATCGTTGTTTTTCCTTTTTCAAAGTTTTAAGATTTTCTTCACACTTTTCTATTTTGGAAGTAACCCCATTCAACTGTTGAACTAAGGAAGATAAGTTTTTTGTTTCTTCAGCATCTACATCACTTAATGTATCCGCATCTACAAACATATTGTCTTCAAAAATATCTGTCTTCATGACAAGTACATCCTCTTCAGGTTTAAAAGTTGACAAGTAACACAATTATTACTATATCTCTAATATAGGAGGACATTTATGAAAGTCAACTACAATTTTAAAACTAAACCATTTACCCACCAAATGGACGCTTTGAGAAGAAGTTCGGGGAAAAAAGAATTCGGGTTTTTTATGGAAATGGGAACTGGTAAGTCAAAAGTTCTAATTGATGACATAGCAAGGCTATATATAGAGAATGAAATCCATTTTGCCTTGATTATTGCACCAAAGGGTGTGTATCGAAACTGGACAGAGAAAGAAATACCACAACATTTTTGGGAAAACGTTCCAGTTTATTTATCACAATGGAGTTCTAATCTTACAAAAGCCATGAAAGAAGACATTCATAAGATGATAAATGCCGGTTATGGAAAAATGAAACTGTTTGTCATGAATGTAGAAGCTTTTTCAAATCCAAGTGGCAAAGGTATGGAAGCAGCAGAATGGTTTGCTAAAAAATATGGAATGTCGGGGATGATTGCAGTGGATGAGTCCACAACAATTAAAAATCCAAAGTCAAAGAGAACAAAATCTTTGGTTAAATTATCCAAACATTTTCGGTACAAAAGAATAATGACTGGCTCTCCCATCACACAATCACCTATGGATCTATATTCTCAGTGTGAGTTTCTCGAAGAGGGTATGTTAGGTTTTAATTCTTTTTATGCCTTTCAAGGCAGATATGCCATCCTTAATCAAAAGCAAATGGGACCTCGGTCCTTTAGACAAGTAATCGGGTTTAAAAATATAGAAGAGCTAACCAAAAAAATTAGTCCTTTCACCTTTCGGGTCTTGAAAGAAGATTGTTTAGATCTTCCAAAGAAAATTTATACTGTTCGATACGTCACTATGACACCAGAGCAACAAAGAATGTACAACAAAATACAAAAAGAGGCACTTCTCATGTTTGACAATGGAGAGATTGTTTCTACCCAGGAGATGATTACTCAAATGCTTCGGCTGCAACAAATACTTTCGGGTCATTTAAAAACAGATAATGGTGATGTGGTTAACTTTCCTACCTCTAGGTTAGATGCGCTCATAGATATTTGTAATGAAACTTCGGGGAAAATAATTGTTTGGTCTAGGTTTAGATATGATATAATATCAATTACAAATAAATTGAAAGAAATTTTCGGGTCGGACTCTACCGCATCTTTTTTCGGGGATACCTCAGAAAAAGAAAGACAGAGAGTAGTTCGGGATTTTGAAAATAAAAATTCCAAACTTAAATTTTTAATTGGTAATCCTAGTACAGCGGGAAGGGGATTAACACTTAATGAGGCAAAAACTGTTGTATATTATGCAAACGATTTTGATTTAGATATTCGGTCCCAAAGTGAAGATCGGTGTCATAGAATAGGGCAAACAAGTTCGGTGTTATATATTGATTTAATTTGTGAAAAAACAATTGATGAAAAAATAATAAAGTCTTTAAAAAATAAAATAAAAATCGGGGCAAAAGTTTTAGGCGAGGATGAAAGAGAATGGCTAGTGATGAAACAGAAACAGTAGATCCTTTGGTTGTAGCTGCGATCCAAGTTCTAATTGAATTTAAAAAGAATAATCTTACTTATAAAGAAACAAAAAAAAGATTTAAATATTTTACCGGATTAAGTGATGAAATAACACAAAAGTTCATTACATCCATGGTAAAACAAAATAATTCAAACAATGTCATTCCATTTCCAAAAAGGAAGAAATCATGAGTATATGTATAGATTGTCAAGGACCTATCAATAAAACTTCTGGACGTTGTGATAAATGTGAAGAAAGAGAAAAGCTTATAGCAGATTGGCGTTCTAGGGGCGTTCCTCAAGGCAGAGTTAACGCTCAACTAACATCCGAAGTTGTAGAGTGGTTATGTATTCAAGCTGCAAAAAGCAAAGTTGATATGGCAACCATCATAAGTTCTATTGTTGTTGATGCTTACTTTGATGAATTAGAAGAAAAATAACAATCATCTAAGACAATCTTTTTATTTCTTGGCATACCATAAAATCTCTTTCGAGTGAGCCAAACCTCACATTCATTCTTACTTTCAAATTCTGTATCGAATAATTCTGTTGGACATTTTGTTTCTCCATTTTCAATCATACAAACCAAAGCCATGGCCTTCCACATTATTTAATAACTCCCATATGTTTTAGACATTTGATAAATGTCCTTTGTTCTAAATCTTCTTCTTCAAAATATTTTTCATGTATTCTTTTGGAACAAGCACCACCAATAAAATCTATGTGCATAAAGTAAACTTTTTCTTTTGGTATAGAAACAAAAGCTAAAATATCACAATGACTCTCATTTAATGGTTTCTTTTTACCAGAATAGGAAACTGCAAAATGATAAGATAATTTCATCTTTCTACTGCTATCTGGTCTCAAAGAGCTTGATTTAACTTGTATTCTTAAAAACTTTCCTCGTATGTCTACAATAACATCTGTCTTATTAAGATTTACTATTTCTGCTCCAAAGCCTAATTTTATTAGGCGAACACAACAAATATGCTCGCCTAATTTACCAGTCTCAACCTCGTTCATTTTTTATAGCTAATCCAATTTGCATTGCCAACTGAGGTAATATGGCATTGCCTAATCCTTTAAGTCTGTCCACCCTTTTGGGTATCCCATTAGCCACTCGACCCACGTTGGGTTCAACGTTCCAGATGTTTGTTTCTTCTCCAAAACTTTTGTTCCAAGATGATGACTCCTCGATCCATTTTGAATACTCGGTGGTATTTTGTGACCATCCTTGTAATCCCTTGCTCTCGGTGTCGGCCAAAGATGTACTGGATCTGGATCCTCGGCATCCTTCACTGCTGAAATCAGATTGATCTGATGATCTTTCTCGATCAAGTTCTCCTTTGACCTCGGACCTCTGTTCCCATCCCAAGCATTCGGTGTCGGCCATAACTTCATGGTCTCCTCGTCCACTTGTTCTCTGAGATTGCTCGGTCTCGATCTCCCTTTTCTGTGACCCTCTTGCATTTTCTTGGTAGCTTCTTCTGATCTCGGTGGAAGATGATCCATTGTATTCGGTGTCGCCCACATTTGTTCGTATTCCACTTGAGCCAACAGATTGCCCCCTGTCGATTTGGCAACTTTCGTTCCCTTCCTTTTTTGAAGACTCTCGAAACTTTCCTCGCCCCCTACTCTCGGTGTCGCCCACATTTTTACAGATGATCCAGAGTCTATCTCTTCTGTGGGGCGCATTTTTGGCACAAGCTGGAACAATAAACGTCCTTGTGGCGTAGTCTTGGCTTTCCATGTCAAACAACACTTTGTCGAGACCCAAGGCAACGTGACCATAAACGTTTTCGCAAACGACCCAAGAGGGTCTTTTGTGTGTAATAATTCTAAAGATGCTCGGCCAGATGTGGCGATCATCTTCCTCTCCTTTCCTAAGACCCGCAACCGAGAAAGGTTGACAGGGATAGCCACAACTGAGGATTTCGTGGTCGGGAACAAATCTTTCTGGATCATTAGCTAACTCCTTTACATCTGTAGCGATCGGTATATTTGGAAAATTTTTATTTAATATCTGTCTGCACCATGGTTCGGTATCGCAGAATAATACTGGTTCGGACAATTTCGCCCAATGGAAACCGAGGGCAAAGCCCCCGATTCCACTACATAAATCTACGTGTCTAAGCATCATAGGTTCCTGTAAATTTTTTGGGTGTCACTACCTCTCCATTTTCTAAACCACAATCATCATCAAGATATCCACAAAACTGATCTGCCTCATCTCGATAAAACCATCTGACATATTCTAAACCTTTGGAATACTTCGGCTCCTCAAGAATTTTTTGCAAAATTTTTGTGGGTGGTCCCCATGCAGTAAGAAAATTAATCGAGACTGTTGTTCTTCCATCTC